ACTACAAAACAGTCGCAGTCTAGAATCCCGTCCATGCCTGACAATTAACAAGCTAGACGCATATTGCCGCCAAATTACAAACCAACAACGTCAGCAGCGTCCACGCATCAAAGTACATGGGATGAACAATGAATCAGACGCTAAAGTTGCAGAGATTTTGCAAGGCATTTGTAGGCATATTGAGGTCAACTCTAATGCGGATGATGCTTACGATCATGCTTTTGATTTTGCTGTGCGTATGGGTTGGGGTTACTGGAGAGTAGAAACAGACTATGTGTCAGAAAAATCATTCGATCAAGAAATATATATTCGACGCATTAATAATCCTTTTACCGTCTATTTTGACCCTAATTCTATACTTCCTAATGGTAGTGACGCTGAAAAAGTACTCATAACTGAGGTAATTCGCAAGGAAGTATTCCGCAAGATGTACCCAGATGCAGACGATGGTTCGGGTTTTCACCAACGTGGCACAGGCGATACTGACTCAGAATGGTTAATGAAAGAGGATATTCGCATTGCTGAATACTTTTGGACGGAACGCCAATCTGAAGATTTGGTCTTATTAAGTGATGGTTCGCACGTTTTTGCGTCAAAATTGCCTAAAAAAGCATTATTGGAACAGGCGGGCATTTACGAGGTCAGTAGACGTAAATCGTTCAAAAAAGTGATTAAATGGGCAAAAATGTCGGGCATGGAAATCCTTGAGGAAGGGATATGGCCTGGCAAATACATTCCCATCGTGCGTGTAACTGGTCAGCAATTGATCGTACACAACAAGAAAAAATACTTTGGCTTGGCACGACAGGCGAAAGACCCTCAAAAGATGTACAACTTCTGGCAGACTGCCCTTACCGAATCTGTTGCACTTGCACCGAAACCAAAATGGTTGCTTGCCGAAGGTCAAGATGAAGGTCACGAAAACGAATGGGCGCAAGCTAACATTAAGGCTATGCCTGTATTGCGTTACAAGCAGACAGACATTGATGGCAGACCTGCACCGCCACCACAGCGTTTGCAACCTGAACCACCCCCAGCAGGTGTAATGGCAGCAGCGCAAGCACTCAGCGCAGATTTGATGGCAGTAATTGGTATCTACGATCCAGCACAATTACCTAGCGGCAATATTAGTGGTAAATCATTGCAAGGGCAGCAACAAGCTGTCGATATGACTAATTACCATTATTACGACAACCTTACGCAAGGCATTGCACATACTGGCAAAATTATTCTTGACCTTGCACGGCATATTTACGACACAGAGCGTGTCATGCGGATTATTGGTGAAGATGGCAAACCAGAGTTGGTAACGCTCAATCAGCGTGGCGTTGACGAAATGGGCGTGGAGAAGATTCTAAATGACGTGACTGTAGGCGAATATGACGTTGTGATGGAAACAGGCCCAGGCTACAACAGCAAGCGTCAAGAATCTGTCGATGCAATGCTAGGAATGTTGCAAGCTGATCCCACATTGATGCAGACAGCAGGTGATTTGATATTCCGCAACATGGACTTCCCTGGTGCTGAAATCATTGCAGATCGTATGGCAGCAGCTAATCCTATGGCGCAAATTGACGATAAATCGCCTATACCGCCTCAAGTGCAGATGCAACTCAAAATGTCTCAAGCACAAGTTCAGCAGATGCAGCAACAGATTCAACAGTTGCAAATGGCTATCAAGCAGCGTCAAGACATTGAACAAGTCAAACAGGATAACGAAACCAAGCGTGAATTGTTGCGTCAGACTTCTAAGGCGCACAACACCGAAACGATGGCAGAAGTTAAAGTACATGACCAAAATACACGAGCGATCACAAGTCAAAACAAAGTTGAAATTGAAGCGATTATGGAGTTATTGCTTCATCATATGGACACCGCTAGATTGGAGAAAGAAATTGCTGCGAGAAATGCTGAACAAACTGCGTATGGTCAGGCGGCAATTGCAGACATTCACCAAGGGGCAAATCCATTAGCTAGTAGATAATTACTAACAATAGGAATATACTATTAACATAGCTTACCAGTTAGCTTTTAACTGGGTTAATTCTTGAGGAAACTCATGTCAGACGATAGACAAGCAGGGACAGTAGTAACGTCGGAAAATTTAGCTGAATTTCATGCACAAAAGTTAGGATTGGCTGTAGAAGATGCTCCTGTATTGGTTGAAGAATCCCCAGAGGAAGATTCAGAGCGTGCGGTAGAGGCAGAATCACAGAGCGAACCTGAAGCAGAAAAGGAAGCGGAAGTAACAGATAAACCGAAACAAAATCCTAAGATTGAAAAGCGGTTTTCGGAGTTAACCAAGCAACGTGAACTTGCCAAACAGGAAGCGGCAAAAGAGCGAGAAGCTAGGGAGGCTTTAGAAGCCCGTTTAAGGGAGATTGAGCAAAAGGTAAATCCACAACCTGTGGACGATCCAGTTGGTCAAAAACCCCAGCCTAGTCAGTTCCAAGACGCATTTGAATATGCAGAGGCGTTAGCGGAATGGACTGCTGAAAAAGTTATTGCAGAGCGTGAGAAGGCAGAAGCGGAACGCATAGCGAACGAGGAGCGCAACAAGGTTATTCAATCTTGGGCGCAAAAAGTTGAAGCTGCTAAAGCTAAATTGCCTGATTTCGAGGAGATGGTTGCTAGTGCGGATGTGGCGGTATCAGACCAGATTCGTGATGCGATTATCGAGAGTGATGTAGGGCCGCAAGTTCTATATCACTTAGCTGAGAACACAGACTACGCTCGTAAATTGGCAGAAATGCCAGTTGCAAAGGCTTTAAAAGAACTTGGGAAATTGGAAGCTCGTTTTGAAGTCAAAGACGAACCAGAGGCAAAACCTGTTGCTAGGCAGTCTAAAGCACCTAGTCCTATTCGCCCATTAAAAGCGTCTAGTTCTGCTGCTGATGTACCGATTAACGCCGATGGCGAATTTCATGGTACATATCAGCAATGGAGAGAGATGCGGCAAGCGAGGAAGATTAGGTAAACAACCTAATTTAAAGGAAATATCATGGCAAACAATTTGCTAACTATTAGTAAAATCACCAACGAAGCGTTGATGGTTCTTGAAAACGAATTGACCTTCACTTCAGAAGTAGATCGTAACTATGACGATCAATTCGCAGTAGTTGGTGCAAAGATTGGTAACACCGTTAACGTACGTCGTCCTGGTCGCTTTATCGGTACGACTGGCCCTGCTCTTAATGTTGAAGATTTCAACGAAACCAGCGTTCCAGTTACCCTTTCGACTCAGTTCCACGTTGATACCCAGTTCACCACGCAGGACTTGGCTTTGTCGCTGGATATGTTCTCGGATCGTGTATTGAAGCCCGCTGTAGCGGCTATCGCCAACAAGATTGATCGTGATGGTCTGGTAATGGCTAAAAACAGCACCGCCAACATCGTTGGTACTGCTGGTACGCCCCCAACTGGTCTGATTACTTACTTGACCGCTGGTGCTTATCTTGACGCTGAAGGCGCACCTCGTGATGGTCGTCGCTCATGTATCGTTGAACCCTTTACTTCTGCAACTATCGTTGACAGCTTGAAAGGTCTGTTCATGCCCGCTGAGAAAATCAGCCGCCAGTACGAAAAAGGCTTGATGGGCGTTGATTCGGCAGGTATGTCGTGGAAGATGGATCAGAACGTGGTCAGTCAGACGTTTGGTTCGTATGCTTCTGCTACTCTGTCAACCAACACCGCAACCTTTACTGGTTCGTTGACTTCTGGTTGGGCATCAACCTCGACGATCACCATTTCTGCTGCTTCTGCTGCTGCTGCGCTGAACCAAGGCGATGTAATTCAGATCGCTAACGTCTACGCTGTCAACCCACAGAACCGTCAGGCTTATGGTTCAAACAAACTGCGTAACTTCGTTGTTACTGGTGCTGTTACCATTTCTTCGGGTGGTTCGGCATCGGTTACGGTTAGCCCCGCAATCATTACCGCTGGTCAGTTCCAGAACGTATCTGTTTCGGCAACTTCGTCAAGCGCAGTTGTAACTCCTTTCAACAACACGGGTACGGTTTCCCCACAAAACATCGTAATGCACCGCAACGCATTTACGCTCGCTGTGGCTGACCTTGAGTTGCCAGAGGGCGTTCACTTTGCTGGTCGTGCAAGCGATAAAGAAATCGGTCTGTCCATGCGTGTGGTTCGTCAGTACACCATCAACAACGATAGTATTCCTACTCGTCTTGATGTGCTGTACGGCTGGGCACCTCTGTACCCAGAACTGGCTTGCCGTGTAGCAGCCTAAATTTAGTGGGGGAGAAATCCCCCGTTAACAATCTTTAAAAGGAAATTATCATGGCGAATCCAGGCCCAGCAAGTACTACCAGTAACCACCCATCGAACGTCACAACCAATCAGGCAATCCGTCTGTTGGCTGTATTTCAAGGCGTAAACGTCAACGCCACGGGTGATACTGTTCTCCCTATTGTTAACTCAACGACTTACTCTGTTGCTAACGTGATTTTCACGAACGCATCTGTTAGCTTGAGTTCTGCTTACGCTGGTGTATTTACTGCACCAAGCGCAGGTGGTACTGCTATCGTTGCTAACGCAGCTTTGTCGGCATTGACTGGTTCTACCGTTGTATCGCAGCGTACTGTTGCTTCAACGGCAGCACAAACTGGTCAAAACCTGTATGTAAACGTCGGTACAGCGCAAGGTGCTGCTGCTACTATGGATGTTTACGTTTACGGTTACGACTTTAGCTAATAAGACGATCCCCCTTCGGGGGGATTTCTTTAAAGGAACAGATCATGCCTTCAACTACCATTGCTCGGGGTAATGCCCTGCAAACTTTTTACGTTGCACCTTCGTTGACTCCTGCTGCTGTTGCCGCTACTACGACTGCTTCACAAAACTTTACTGTTCCAGGTCTTTTGACTACGGATACCGTATTTGTGATTGGTTATAACGGCACACAAACGACTGGAATCATCATTGCTGAAGCTGATTGCTTAACAAACAATGTTTTGTCAATCCAGTTTGGTAATGTGACTTCTGGTTCGGTTACTCCTGCTGCTGGCGTTTACACAGTACAAGTTGTCCGTTCTGACGGCCCACTTCCTGCAACGGCGGTGTAATCATGTCAAATACCAGCGTAATCCGTACCGCTGGTCAAACCTTTGCGTTGTCGGTTACTAACTCGGCACACGCATCGGTTACGATCAACGACACTACTAACGATCAGATTAACTTTGCTTCGTTTTTAAATACTGGCGCATCGCCTGTTGCTATCAAAGTGACAAACTATTCACCTGCTCCTGCTGCCGTATTTCCTGCGGATGGCACGCCTGGTGACTTTGTTTTGCCGCCTTTGATGACGCAACCAATAGTATTGGCTGTACCGACTAGTCCTTTTTACATGACTGCTATCAGTAATAGTGCAACTGCATCTATAATCTATGTAACACCGACTAACGATCAGTCTTAAGGGTATATATGGCGAATCCAGCCTTGACTGTTGACCAGAACTTATTGCCCGTTCAAGCATATTTTAATCTTGACGGGTCATTTAATACATTCATCGGTCAAGGTCAGCCATTTTATGCTACGGTCAATCCAATTCAATCTGGGTTGACCATTACAAATTCTACGCTTGATAGTAGTCCTATTGGCTCATTTGTACCTTCTACAGGCGCATTTACCAATATCAGCACTACTACTGGTCAAATCAGTACTTCTCCGTCAAATCCTAGCGATATTGCAAATAAGCTGTATGTAGATACGGTAGCGCAAGGTCTTGGCCCAAAGGCGGCTTGTGCTGTTGGTACAACGGTATCAATTACGCTATCAGGATTGCAAACAATTGACGGTTACACGACTCTTTCAGGAGATCGTGTATTAGTTAAAAATCAAGGAACATCGTCGCAAAACGGTATTTATATCGCTTCTGCAAGCTCATGGACACGCTCTGTTGATATGGATGTATGGTCTGAAGTTTCAGGCGCATATACGGTGCTTTTAAATGGTGGACAAGCTAATACCGGATGGGTTTGTACTGCTTCGCCTACAGGAACAATTGGCGTTACTGCAATGCCTTGGGTGCAATTTTCGGGAAATGGAACATATTTTGCAGGAACAGGGTTAACCCTAAGTGCAAATACGTTTAGCATTACAAATACGGGTGTTTCTGCTAATTCTTATGGTTCGGCATCAAGCGTTGGTACATTTACAGTCAATGCTCAAGGTCAGCTAACTGCGGCAGGTAATACATCAATTGCTATTGGTGCATCGCAAATTACGTCTGGAACGATTGCATCATCGCTTATTTCTGGTTCTTACACCGGAATTACAGGCGTTGGCACGTTAACAGCAGGTACTTGGAACGCATCGGTTATTGGTGCTGCTTACGGTGGTTTAGGCACATCGTCATTAACTGGTTATTTGTATGGAAATGGCGCAGGTGCAGCAACAGCATCAACAACCATTCCAACTACCGCACTAAGTGGTACGATTACTAACGCTCAATTAGCAAACAGCACGATTTCTGGCGTTGCTTTGGGCGGTAATTTATTTAATTTGACTGCTGGAACGAACATTTCGTTTAGTTCTGGCACAACGTATAACGGATCGGCAGCAATTACTATAAATGCTGCGTCAACGATGGTTTATCCAGGCGCAGGGATTCCGAATTCAACGGGAAGCGCATGGGGAACAAGTTATTCAACGTCAGGATCGGGAACTGTTGTTGCTTTAGCTACAGGTGCATCATTAACGACACCTACTCAATCTTCATATGAAACATGGACTGCAAGTGCTGCACCAAGTTATAACGCTGGGCGGTTATGGTATGACAGCACACAAAATACGTTTGCTTATTACAACGATGTAACAAACAATACTTTACATATTGGCGAAGAAATCCAATTAAAAGTTTATAACAATACAGGTTCTACTATTAACATAGGTCAACCTGTTTATGTTACTTCTACAAGTAGCGGGTATACATATCCAAACGTAGCGTTAGCAATAGCAAATAGCTTAACAACAGGTAACGTAATTGGACTTGCAAACCAAGCAATTCCTACTGGCACAGCAGGTTATGTAACAACTATTGGTTTAGTTCAGGGCGTAAATACTGGTAGTTATACCGTTGGTGATACGCTTTATTTATCCCCATATTCGGCTGGTTTTTATCAAAATACCATTCCGCCAACGGGTTATGCAATTAAGCTAGGTACTGTAGCTTATGTAAATTCAAGTACTGGTGCGATTTATGTAAATAAAAGCATTTTATCTGTTCAAGCAGGTAATATTGTTGGACAAGTTCCATTAGCAAACGGTGGTACTAACGCTAACTTGACTGCTGTAGCAGGAGGTGTGGTTTATTCCGGTTCGTCTGCACTAGCTATTTCTGCAGCAGGTACGACAGGACAAGTTCTAACATCAAATGGCACAGGCGCACCGACTTGGACAACGCCTACAGCTTATGCGACAGTTACAGACGATACGACTACAAACGCTACTCGGTATCCTTTATTTGCGTCTGCAACAAGCGGTAATTTAACGACTGAATATACCAGTTCAACAAAGTATCAATTTAACCCGTCAACTGGCGTATTGACTGCAACGCAATTTAGCGGTTCTGGCGCAAGTTTAACTAGCATTCCTAACTCTGCCTTAACCAACTCAAGTTTTACGCTAGGATCGACTTCTATTAGCTTGGGAAGCACGACAACATCCATAGCAGGGTTAAGTTCGGTTACATCGACTACTTTTGTAGGTGCATTGTCAGGAAACGCTAGTACAGCGACAAGTGCAACGTCAGCGACAAATACGACAAACGTGGGAGTTACAGACAATACAAGTACAAATGCAACTTATTACCCTACATTTGTATCAACTTCGTCTGGAAATCAAGCTATTCAAACATCGTCAACTAAACTAAAATACAATCCATCAACAGGTGCTTTGTATGTATCTACAATTTATATCGCACCATAAGGACAGATCATGGGCAATTTAGTATTCCAAGCAGCATTAGGCGGTCAGGTTTCGCTATCTGGCCCTAATACCGCATCAACATTTACACTTAACGTACCTGCTGCAAACGGTAATTT